CTGAGAGCATCACTGAGGGGCAAATGGCACGCACACGACGCAGTTTGGATCAAGGAACCAGCGGGGCTCCCGGTCACCTATCGGTCACCCCGGCTTCGGAGGATGACGCGCCCTATTGGGCGGTCTGCCGCGCGTTCTCAAATCGGGTTCATTGGCTACGGCCAGAGATCGAGAAAACGGGACATGGCACGTTCATGCCGACATTCGTCCGGGTGTGGTCAAGCGACGGCAAGCTTTCGATACGAGAAAAGGCACTGATGCCTGGCTATCTGTTCTTCTGGACGAAGCCTAGCTTGTGGGGCGAGGTCGCCAATGTCGAGGGCGTCTATGGCGTGCTCTCGAATAACGGTAAGCCCAGCAAGGTCACGGAAAAGGAAATGTACCGAATGGTGGTCGGGCATATTCTGGGCGAAGCGGACGAGGTGGACTTGGCAGGGCTTGAGCGGGCGCAGGCGCGACACAATGCAAAGCGCGATCGTGCAAGGCGGTCACGTCCTAGTCGGCGGGCGAGGGCCGCGGCATGAGCGAGATGCCTAGCATCGATCGGGTGATCGAACTGGAGCGCGCTGATGCCGTCCGCAAAGCCTTAGAGGAGGCCGCACAGCGCGTAGAATCGCAGGAGGGTAGTGAGACATACCGGAAGGCGTTCAAAGCATCAGCGGCGCTCCTACGGCGTTTGAAGTCATGTTGGTGAACCAGTTGTATACTCGCCGTTCAAGCAATGACGTGCAGAGCGTGCCATTACCGCTCGCAACGGTGACGTGGTTCATCCTTTCCGCCGGGCCTGCTTTGAACAGTTCAGGCCAGAGGGCTTTCTATGCCCAGAATTTACCCTTCCGGCACCCTCAAGCAAACCGATGCGCTGCATCCCCTGCTGAAACGGCCCATCCCCTAGGTGCCGAGAGCGCCGACATGCTGAGCGGTGCCGGAAACCCATTCCCGTGGCGTAAAAAGCTATACGCGGCCGTTGCGCGCGCCTCGGCCATTGGATGCTGGAGGTCGCGACCAGCCGGGAGAACTAAATGGGCGATCTGATCTTGGCGGACTTCAAGAGCAAGACATATCACAAGCCAGAACTGCCGAGCAGGGCAGGAATGGAAGAGCTGATAGCCGCTTCAGCAGTTGAGATCATGAACCAGATCGGTGAGACGATTCGTGAGAAGATACCGTATGGCGGGGCAGGGATAGACGGGATGCCCTACAAGGCGCCGCCGGAAGACTGTGCTTGATGCAATCGATCACTACTGGCTTTCCAAAAGGCTAGAGATCGCAACCGAAGAAGTCAGAAGGTTAACCCCTGAAATGGCCATATGGGAGCTAAGGCTTGCTCTGGCCGATATTCCAGGGTCGGAATCATTGACGGTCGGATATGCCGCAAACGGCAACCAGATCGTCACCATAGGCGATAGATCCGTTGAAATAGGACCAATGGCGAGCACGGAAGAAATCCGGCTTGCCTTGCTTAATCCACTCGTAAAGACCGAGAACACATCGATGAGCGTCACAGGCGCGAAATTCCTTGCCGAGCAGATTCGCAACCAGCTTGCGGCGGCGAAAGCCCAGCTCAACCAGGCGGGCGATGAAATGACGACGGCAATGGGCAACTTGCAGAGCGTTGCGGACGCCGCTACGAAGCAGGTTCAGGAGATCAAGGCTGAGACTGCAGAACTGCAGGCGGCGCTTGGTTTGAATTCGAACGGGGGGCCATCATGAGTGAAGTCGAAATCCGCGCTCTGATTGTGCACTACGGCCATCAGATGGCGGCGTCTAGCATTCCGGGCGCCATGCAACTCTCCAAACTAGATTTGGAGCGCCTGTTGGATCGGTTGCAGGAACTGGTAGGAATGCTTCCATGACCACTCCAGCAGTTTACGACTTTGAAGCCATTAGGCGGCACCAGGAAGAGATCGAGGCAGAGCAAAAGCTTGCCCTGACCGGATCTAGTGCCCCGAAGGCTCAGGTTGAGGCCCCCATCCCGACAGGTATCTCAGTGGAGGGCATCTATGGCGATTATGCCATCGGTTGGCGAACTGATTACGGGATTTAGCGCAATATCTTAGCTTGTATACAACATGCCATTTGAACCAGGAAATCAGGAAGCCAAAAAGGCCAATCACAAGAAGCCCAGGATCATCACTCAGAAGCTGATTGCGAGGCTTCAGGATGCTGAAGGCAAAGAGCTTGATCGCATCATCATTGCGCTAATCAACAAGGCAGCAGAAGGCGATGTGCCGGCGGCCAGAGAGGTTTTTGACCGTGTTGAAGGCAAGGTGCCTCAAGCGATAGAGAATAGCGATGACGGCCCGCTAGAGCTGTTGCACAGAATCGAGCGTGTGATTGTCGATCCTAAGAATCGAGACGGCTAGGGTATTCCAGCCGCTCCTTGAGCCGGCCCGGTACAAGGGCGCATGGGGTGGGCGCGGATCGGGGAAGTCCCACTTCTTTGGCGAGTTTCTATGTGAGGAATGCCAAGCGACCAAGGGCACGTTGGCGGTCTGTATTCGCGAAGTTCAAAAGACGCTGGCGCAATCCTCGAAGCGCCTGATCGAGACCAAGATTGAATCGTTGGGGTTGGGTTCCGGGTTCAAGGTCTTCAACGACAAGATATCAACGCCGGGTGACGGGTTGATAATCTTCCAAGGCATGCAGGACCACAGCGCCGAGTCCATCAAGTCGCTGGAAGGGTTCCGGATAGCCTGGATCGAGGAAGCGCAAACGCTAAGCGCGCGTTCGCTGTCGTTGCTTCGCCCGACGATCCGCGCTGAAGGCTCTGAGATCTGGGCCAGTTGGAACCCGACGCGGAAACAGGACGCTATTGATCAATTCCTGAGAGGCCCGCAAGGTGCCCCGAAGGGTTCGATCGTTGTCAAGGCGAATTGGCGGGATAACCCGTGGTGGACCGACGTTCTGGAGGCTGAGAGGCTTCTCGAGCTGGAGCGCTACCCGGAGCGTTATGACCACACCTATGAGGGCGACTACGCAAGAGCCTTCGAGGGGGCCTACTTCGCCGGCCTGCTCTCAGAGGCCAAGCGCAAGGGCAGGATCGGGGTTGTCGAGGCGGACCCACTGCTTCCGATCCGGGCCTTCCACGACATCGGTGGCTCTGGTGCGGTAGCTGACGCCTATGCAATCTGGATCGTCCAATGGGTGGGAGAGCAGATCAAGGTCTTGGACTATTACGAGTCGGTTGGCCAAGTTCTGGCGTATCACGTCAACTGGATGCGTGAGCGCGGGTACGAGAAGGCCATCAACTATTTCCCGCATGATGGCGTGAACGACAACAACATCACCGGAAAGCGCTACTGGCACCATTGGGAAGAGGCCGGGTTCAAGTGTGAGCCGCCGGTTCCGAACCAGGGCCGGGGCGCTGCCGCGATGCGCATCGAGGCCGTGAGACGGTTAGGCCCGAAGATGTGGTTCAACGAAAGCACAACGGAAGACGGGCGCCAAGCGCTGGGCTTCTATCACGAAAAGAAAGACGAAGTTCGCAATGTTGGTCTCGGTCCTGATCATGATTGGTCGTCGCATGCTGCGGACGCGTTCGGTCTGATGGCTATTTGTTATCGGGCGCCCAGCGCCAATGCCAATTTCAACCGACCGATTTCGTTCCGGCGGGTGGGCGTGGCCTGATGGCGAAGATGTCATCGGACGAGATCAAGACGATCCTCGCATCCGAGAAGGCCTCGGCACAGGCTGCGTTCTCCGATGCCACGCTCGGCAAGGAGCGCGCCGATGCGATGGATTACTACTATGGACGGATGCAGAAGGACATGCCAACGGAAGAGGGGCGGTCAAAGGCTGTTTCGACTGACGTTGCCGACACCATCGAAGGGCTGATGCCGAGCCTGATGGACATCTTCTGCGGCTCTGACGAGGTGGTGAAGTTCGAGCCGGTTGGGCCTGAAGATGAGCAGGCGGCGCAGCAGGAGACGGATTACGTCAATCACGTCTTCATGCAGCAGAACCCCGGCTTTATGGTGCTGTATACATTCATCAAGGATGCG